ATGTTGTTCATGGTTTTAGAGGCAACCAGAAGGAATATACGATCGCATACACACACAGTAACCCATCTGATACAAGTTTCAATCCAACGTTGGCGAGTGGTATAACTGACCACCCGTACATTACCGCAAACATTTGGGGTAACGTCTTATCTGGTAACGTTACCACAACGGGTATGGTAGATGCTGCGACACTCAAGGGTAATGGTGCTAATATAACACACTTAAATTTAGGTGACACTAATAATAATACCGGTAAGGTTAGTGTTGTACGTGGTGGTACGGATATTGATACGTACACGGCGGGTGACATCTTATATGCATCAGGTTCCGCGGGGCAATCGTCAACGACATTAACAAAATTAGCTGCAAATGATGGTAAGTTTCTTAAAAGTACGTCTTCAGCAGTTGTATGGGCGGACGTTTCTTCGACTTTAGATGCCGTTGCAAGTAATGGGCCTGCAGGTGCGAATACAACATCAAACACAATCCAATTCACAAATACTGTAAATTCTTTAACAGCTTCGGGTAACGTAATTGTTTCAGGTAATGTGATATCTACTGGTGTTATTACACTTGAATCATCTGCAAGTTCAAGACAAGCTTTGAAAGTATTAAACGCTATTGAGGTCGATCCAAGTTACGCAACGTCTTCGCATAACGTTTTATCGATTAATCGCACAACAGGTGAGATTTTCGATTCAGGGGGACAAGGTGGTTCGACCATGGAATTTACACACGAGGAAGGTACAGGTATACATGCGAACGTCAGTATAGGTAAAAACGCGTGGGCGGGGCCTACCGGTGAATCAAACCTTACCATGAACACGTACGGGTCTAACGTACTCACGGTTACAGGTAACGTATCCGCTACTAATATTACAATCGGTGGTTTACACGTCGCAGCATCACCGTTCGATTTGGACGATGTGTGTTCAGGAAGTGCAGGGGCAAATGTTATTACATCAAACGTTATCCAGTTTACAGGACCACACGCTTCGTACGGTGAAAATAACTTTACGACGTCAAAAAGTATCAGTATCGGATCAAATGTAAATGCAGACGGGCATATATTAGTAGGTGTAGATGCAACAATAACAGGGAACGTCACATCACAAAACCTCCAACTCACGAATACAAAAATAACAGCTACGTATGATCAATCAACGACGAAAATAACCATAGATGCGTTAAATAAAAGTTACGGGGCAGCCGAACTCGTCACCGTAACCGCAGATATTGATAAACTTGCTATAAGTAATTTACCCGTAGGTGGTCAAGTCGTCATACCACTCCTAGCATCAGGTACTGATGTAAAAGTCTTAAAATCAACAACAGAGGGTATCGATTACATTGCATTTACAGACGATGTTTCCATATCCTCAGGAAGTCATGGTCTTATGACCGTGTCTAAATTGGGTATAGCATCGGGTAAAATTTACATGAATGCAATTGCATTTACAGCAGCGTAATTCTTTTTTTCAATCTTTCATATTATACATGGGCTTAAAAATAAAAAACCTTAGTATAATATAAAATATGTCTGGAGGTATTGCCCAACTCGTCGCAATCGGTGCCCAAGATGCGCACCTTGTCGGTCAACCCGAAGTTTCCTTTTTTAGGTCTAACTATAAACGTCACACAAACTTTGCCCAAACTGTTGAGAGACAGGTTATCCAGGGCAACCCAGTCGCTAATGGTATGTCTACCATCAGGTTCGAGCGTAAAGGTGATATGCTCGGCTACGTCTACATTTCACCAAGGGTTGGTACTTCTACAGCATCTGGAGCTTGGTGGAAATCCATTTCAAAAGTTGAACTTTTGATCGGCGGTCAAGTCATCGACACGCAAGATGCTGCATTCTCCCAATACGTCGCCCCATGGACCCTTTCGCAAGGTAGTACCAAAGCAGGTGGTTTTATTTCTTTAGCCGAAACACCGGAACGAGGGTTTTACCCACTCAGGTTTTCGTTTTGCGAAAACGCCCAATCCGCGCTCCCATTGGTCGCGCTCCAATACCATGATGTTGAATTGAGAATTACGTGGGGCGGAACTGTAGTTGATGACCCAGAAGTGTATGCCCAATTCATCCACCTCGATACGGATGAACGCACAGTTTTGGCTAACACCCCACAAAACATGCTCATCACACAAACAACTGCTATCCCCGCATCCAACAGTAAGGTTCAAGAACTCGCATTGAACCACCCAATTAAGTTTATTGCAGGTACTCAGGTGAACTCAACCACTGGTAAAATAGCTACTTTAAGTTGCGTCGCCTCTGGTTCTATCAAACTCCAAATTAACGGTACGGACGTTTCCGACTTTAAGGTCGCCAAACCACACTTTACACAAGCCCCAGTTTATTACCACTGCCCAAACGCGAATGTCGATGACGACGCAAATAATAAATTTTTACAACCATTCTGTATCGACACGGCCAAACTCCAACCAACTGGTACGCTCAACTTTAGTAGACTCGATTCTGCAAGATTTGTTCAAAATACAAGTAATTTTGAGGGGAATATGTACGCCGTTGGTTACAACATCCTCCGTATCGAAAACGGTATGGGCGGTTTGATGTACTCGAACTAATTTAATTTAGCCACTTATTATAAATGTTCTGGCAAATAGTTTTTTTACTAGCTTTCATTTTTATTATTACATACGATCCCAAATCCGGAACTTTGAATCATCTCGTCAACTCCAAAAAGGAAGAACCCGTACAAAACGCGGAGTGTAAAGACGGACATTACCAGGAGATTCAATTTGCTCAAATGGGGTACGAGTGTCCCAAAGAAAAGAACGTACACATGGGTGCGATTATACGAACTTAAAAACATGAGTTTCTAATTTAGTATAAAATGTTTACGTTCGATCGTGAAACCGCTATAATCGTTTCTATTATAATGTGCGTTGCCGCCTCTATATACATGTATAGAGAACTCAAAACGACTAAAGATGAAATGGAAAGTGTTAAGGGTATAAATGGAAAAATAACTTCATTCTTATCCCAAATGACCCCCGTCAGAATACCAGGCCCAGGTTCCAGAAAAACCCAAAATGTTCAAAAAGAACCAGCATTTACAACCCAAGTAGACGAGAGTAATCAGGAAAATCAAGAAAGCGAGGAAGAATCCTCAGAATAATCATCTCGCTAAATTATAACTTGCAAATGCGCAATGAAGAAATACAAGGCTATTGCTATCCCCGTTACGTTTACGGGTACTAAACCTAAATTTCTAACCGTCCGGGATCGACGATTCAAAGATTGGATTTTCGTCACAGGAGGGTGTAGAAGAAGAGAAATACCAAACCCAATACGATGTGCTTTAAGAGAACTAGATGAAGAGACGAGAGGTGTTGTAAATCTTAAGCGAGGTGAATATACGGACTTCAAGTTTATAGTAAAAGAAAGTCCAGGTGTCGAATTAGAATATAACGTGTTCATATTTTTCGTAAATTATACACAACAAGAACAAAACGATCTCGTTAAAAAGTTTAACGATGAAAAACAAAAAACAAATTTAAAAAAAATACAAAAATTACCCATTAAACGTACACATGATGAAAACGATTTCATGAATTTTGAAACCTTATCGGAATTTAACACGAAAAAACAGTGGGATAGAATCGTTAAAAACGTACTCAATAACCCCGAATTTTACGCGTGTGTAACTTCTCTCAATAGAAAAACCTTCTCTATTAAATAATGAAGTCAAAGACTTATATATTATCACAAATACAGGAACTTCTCGTGGAAAGACACGGATACAACAAGGAAAAAGCTCAAAGGTACGCCGAAGTTCATAAAAACGATAAAGTCTATGAACTTCTCGTACTTAAAAAATCTTTAGCAGAACAGGAACAATACCCAGATATATCCTATACAAGAACAATTTGGCGTCATCACTACGATAGTGAATAAACATAAAAAATAAAAACTAATAATTGGTAAGTAAACACCATGTTCAAACAATGGTGTAAAGAACAGGGGTTCTCAAACAACTCCAATGTATCACATGTGCTCATGGACGGCGGTGTCCTTTCAGTGCCATTTGATAGATTGAATGATTTATACGAAAAGTGTGTAGACTCATATAAAAAAGGTGAAAAGATATTTGTCGTAGAACAAAAAACAGAAAATTATAACTTTTTCATGGATCTTGATTATAAAGACGAACACGAATTATCCCTAGAACAGGTTGAAAGTATATGTAAGGTAATATGCGATAAGGTAAATAAGTTTAGTTCAGGTGATGCACTAATATCCGTTGCCGAACCTAAACCCGCAGGTAAACTTACAAAAACAGGTATACACATTAATTGGCCAGGTTTTATCGTAAATAGATCATCCGCAATTGCACTACGCGAACATGTTATAAATACATTAACATTAGCGTACGGTTCAAAAAAATGGGAAGACGTAGTCGATTCAGCAGTTTACGGAAGTTCGGAAAGAAAAACGAAAGGGAGCGGTTTTAGAATGCCTTGGTCACACAAACGTGGTAAACACGAAACGTGTTCAGGTCAAGGGTGCAAAGAATGTAATAATACAGGGAAAGTTACACAGGGTGAATATCTACCCGTCTATATTTATAAAGGTGGTAAAGGTCCATTCGCTTTACTCCAACCTATATTACCCAACCCAGATGTTGAAATACTACACATGGCAACGTTACGTACACAAAGTACAGAACCTAGAATTATAGAAGGATCTTCACCTTTTAAAAAA